GCCTCAATGACCCGCTTTATCTTCTCCTTATCCTCCTCGTCCAGCGGCACGCCGTCGAACATGACCGGCGCGTCCTCCTCAAGCATTTTCTTGAAGTCGCGCTTGTCTTTGGATGTGGCCCATTCAGGAATTTTGCTGTTAGATTCGGTCTTTTCAATAAAATAATCGATTGGCTTCCCGAAGTAATTGGCGATGATTTGTAAAGCCTTAACCTGAGGGTTTTCCGTTCTACCGTTAAGAATTTGCGTCAAAGTGGTATAAGGGATCCCCGTATCTTTTGAAAGCCTATATCTGCTGATGCCATGTTCCTTCATCATGAACTCAATCTTATCTGCAATGTCCATAGCACAATCCCTTCTATATAACTCAATTTAGATATATCTCAATGAAGTAATAATAACTCAATAACGTTAGCAAAGTCAAGAGATGTGAAGAAATCGGGAGCAAACATTTTATTTTATAACTTAAATGAGATATATAGGCGTTTGTTTATAACTTGTATGAGTGATAATCTTATTTCCGAAAGGAGGCGATCACACCATATGGGAGCCGCGATCAAAAACAAAATCCAGAAACTGCTCGACGCTAGAGGGTGGAGCATCTACAGGCTGAGCAAGGAAAGCGGCGTTTCGCTCACTGTACTTTATAGCCTGGACAAAAAAGAATTGGGTCCGACCGCTGATACGCTTATAAAGCTGGCCGATGCTCTGGGTGTGACGGTTGATGAGTTGGTGCGGTAACAACAATTTTGCTCATTGAAAACAGAATGAATCCACCGGAGAAGGAGGTGCAGCGGTGTCCAAACTAATCCTCAACCCGGAATACCGACTTTATGAGCGAGACGGCAAGGCGTTTTGCAGCAGTCGGCAGATGGCGGAGGAATTCGAACGCAGACACGATCATCTTCTGAGGCTAATCGATGAGATCACTGCCCCCACAAGTGGGGTGAGTGAAGAATTCCGTCTCCTGAATTTTCAGGAGAGCTCTTACAAAGACGCGAGCGGGAAGAAGAACCGTGAAATCCTCATGACCAAAGACGGCTTCGCAATGGTCGCTATGGAGATCAAAGGAAAGCGAGCGCGCCAATTCAAAGAAGCCTATATCCGCCGCTTCAACGAAATGGAAGCCTTCATCCGCTCCTTGCAGACAGCCAAGATGGAGTTCCCGGCCTTTACGGATGCGATCATGGCGGCGCACGAGGAGCCGAAGCACTACCACTTCTCAAACGAGATTAACATGATCTACCGGATCGTGCTCGGGATGGACGCCAAGGCATTCCGGGAAATGAACGGGCTGCCGAAAGGCGAAGTCATTCGTCCGTACCTAACCGCCGAACAGATTCACGCGATTGAAACGCTCCAGCGGGTGGACATCGGTCTGATTGTGGCGGTGCCGGAGTACGAACAGCGGAAGCAGATGTTGGCACAGCATTACGAGCGGATGAAGTTGAAACGGATTGCGTGAGAGTGGAGGTGTACAAGGTGGATCCAGTAAAGGTCGGAATCCAAGGATATGAAATCAAACAAGGGTTGCACGAAGGGACCATGACGCTCCAACTGGTCTTCGCCAACCCGACCGGATCGTGTGAAGCATACGCTGATTTTCTACGCAGATTAGATGAATTTTTGGATGTTAACGGATATTCATTCAAGTTCCAAACTCTTTTTCATAACGCTTGCAGCAATGTCGGCGAGGATTCCCAACGATACACTGGCAACTTTTGAAGCAATCTTTTTGGTTTCTTTCCATACTCCGTCGTCTCGGATGTTATCAAGAAATTGGTGACCATACCAAGTGATGCTGGTAGCAAAGAACGGTTTGTCTCCGCCAAGCACGGGCATGAATTTGACGTTTATGAAACCTGCTTCATCCAATCTTTCTGCGGTGTAAATAATAACGTCTCGCTCGTAAGAAGCCAGCAACGGTATGGACCGGTAATTATCTGATGTCAAAGTTTGCCCAGATCCAAGTGATTCAAGCGCCAGCAGAAAATCTCTCACACAATCACGATCCAGCTTCAAACCAAGCACCTCCCTTCCTCGAATTTGGTAAGTCTGGACAACTTCCAATATTCGACGGAGAGGGGCACAAATCCTGTCAGAAAGGAGGCCGCCGCATGACCCCCGAAAAAGCGTTCGCCGCGATCATCGCCGATCTGAAAGAGCAGCTCAAAGCCGAACTTCGCGAAGAGCTGCGGGCTGAAATCGGTTTTGTCCCAGACCGCACGCTTACGTTTTCCGAGGCTTGCGAATACCTGCACATGAGCGACTACACGCTGCGCAGGCTGTGTAGGGAAAAACGGATTCCGCATCGGGTGTACGGAGCCGAGGGTTCGAAAAATCCGCGATATCTGTTCAGCGCCCGGCGACTCGATCAGTGGATTCGGGAGCAAGAAGAGGCCAACTATCGAAAGGAGGCTCAAACCGGATGACCAAATCTCAACACTTGCGCCGCGCCAGCCTCAAGCTGGAAGAGGCGATCGTAAAACTGAAAATCGCAAAACACGAACTCCTTGTGGCCCGCTCTGACCAGCACGTTCCGCTTGCGGTCCAGCTGGCGGCGTTGGAAGAAATCCATGACATTCTGAACGACCCGGAATGCACGCCGGAGATCGCTGAGCCGGTGGAGGATGACGACGATGATCCCCGATGACGTACTTGACCGGCTTGGCGACTACTTCGTCCACTTCCGGATCAACGACCGGTACGGCATTACTTTCGAGACGTTCGTCCGCCGCGTGGAGGCGGGGACATGGGTAGCCTGGTTGGCGTGAGAGGAGGTGAAAAAGACCATGAGGAGACAACATCGAATCCGCACCTGCAACCGGCTAATCCGGCTCGTCGAGATCGCCCGGACACCGCGCGCGTCGATGCTGTACCGGGAGCAGCTGGAAAGATGCACAGCACGGCTGAAAGAAAACGACCCTATCTCGGGGTAGGAGCCGAGAAAAGGGCCGAATATCAGGAATCTCAATGCCAGTATATCATATCTGGCGCCAATACGGGAGGGAATCATTTTGAAAGCTACCGGTATCATACGTCGGATCGACGACCTCGGCCGCGTCGTGATCCCGAAGGAGCTGCGCAAGGTATACGAATGGGGCGAGGGTGACCCGCTCGAAATCTTCACGACCGATCAGGGAGTCGTTCTGCGCAAATATGTGCCGCGAGACGCCTGCAAGATTTGCGAGGGACCGTCCCTGGAATATGTCGTGGTGGGATCCTCAACACGAATCTGTCTGTCCTGTGCGAAGACGATTGCACGAGCTGCACAAGGCATCGGCAACACGAAGTAGCCATGACCATTCTAAAAGGCGACCGTGTCAAGTTGAAGTCCGGCGAAACCGGCATCGTCGTCGACATATGGGGAGTTGCTCGGATCTGGATAAAAGTCGATACGGGCAACGGACATTATCTGATTTGCATGGCCGCCGATGTTGAAAGGATCACCGCTCGCGAACAAAGGAGGAAATGGCGTTGAGCATCAAAATCAACAAACTCGAAATTGAGAACGTGAAACGGGTCAAGGCCGTGAAAATCGAACCGACGCCGAACGGACTGACCATCGTCGGAGGCAAAAACAATCAGGGCAAGTCCAGCGTATTGGATGCAATTGCGTGGGCATTGGGCGGTAACAAATACCGCCCTTCTCAGCCGGAACGTGAGGGATCGGTCACTCCGCCGTACTTGCACGTCGTGCTGTCAAATGGTTTGGTCGTGGAGCGGAAGGGCAAGAACAGCGATTTGAAAGTCATCGACCCGAACGGCCAGAAACACGGCCAGCAGCTGCTGGACAGCTTCGTCGAAGAGCTGGCGATCGATCTTCCGAAGTTCCTGAATGCCAACAACAAGGAAAAGGCCAACATTCTGCTGCGCATCATCGGCGTCGGGGACAAGCTGCATGAACTCGAGCAGAAGGAGCAGGAGCTCTACAACCGCCGGCACGCAATCGGCCAGATTGCCGACCAAAAAGCGAAGTTCGCAAAGGAACAGCCGTACTATCCGGACGCTCCGAAGGAGCCGGTTTCGGCCGCGGATCTCATCAAGAAACAGCAGGAGATCCTCGCCCGAAACGGCGAGAACCAGCGGAAGCGGCTGCGCGTGCAGCAGATCCAGGCGGAATTCGAGCAGCAAGGCAAAGAAGTGGCGCGGCTCAAGGCCATGCTTAATGCGGCGCAGGAGAAGTACAACAAGCTGCAGCAAGACCTGGCCATAGCTCAAAAGGACGCGCAGGATCTCGTTGACGAGTCGACCGCCGAGCTGGAGGAAAGCATCCGTCAGATCGACGAGATCAATCGGAAGGTGCGCGCGAATCTGGACAAGGAAAAGGCTGAAGAGGACGCGCGGGAATACGGTCGTCAATATGAGGCGCTGACGACCGAGATCGAGGCTGTGCGCAAACAAAAGATCGATCTGCTGGCGAATGCGAACCTTCCTCTCCCGGGCCTGTCTGTGCAAGACGGTGAGCTGATCTATAACGGCCAGAAGTGGGACAACATGAGCGGATCCGATCAACTCAAGGTGGCCACGGCGATTGTGCGTAAGCTCAAGCCGCAATGCGGATTCGTGCTCATCGACAAGCTGGAGCAAATGGACATGGACACGTTGCGCGAGTTCGGACAATGGCTCGAGCAGGAAGGGCTGCAGGCGATCGCGACTCGCGTTAGCACCGGCGACGAGTGCTCGATCATCATTGAGGATGGTTACGTCGTCGGCCAGGAAGGCATCATGCTCCAGCAGCCGAAGCCGGAGGGTGAAATCGACGCCGGTCCGACGTGGAATGCGGAATCGAATGCGGGCACCAAGTGGAAAGCGGGTGAGTTTTGATCATGTTCGAAGTCATAAGTGGCAAGATCCAGAAGGCCAAGAAGGTAGTGCTTTACGGTCCGGAGGGGATCGGGAAATCCACGCTGGCCTCCCGATTCCCCAATCCCGTATTCATCGACACCGAAGGTTCCACGACCGAACTGGATGTCCAGCGTATGCCTAAGCCGACGAGCTGGGAAATGCTCAAGCAGCAAGTGGTATGGGTCAAACAACAAGGACCGTCCAGGTTTGGGACACTCGTCATCGATACGATCGACTGGGCGGAAATGCTGTGCAACGAAGCCATCTGCGCGCAGCACAACAAGAGCGGTATCGAGGATTTCGGGTACGGCAAAGGGTATGTCTACGCTTCGGAAGAGTTCGGACGTTTCCTGAATCTGCTCACCGATGTCATCGAGTCCGGAATTCACGTTGTGCTGACGGCACACAGCCAAATCGTCAAGTTCGAGCAACCGGACGAAATGGGCGCCTATGACCGGTACCAGCTCAAGCTCGGCGCCAAGACCGGGTCGCGTACGGCAGCGCTGGTCAAAGAATGGGCAGACATGGTCCTGTTCCTCAACTACAAGACGTTCAGCGTGGCAGCCGATAGCACCGGCAAGAAGTACAAAGCACAAGGCGGCGCGCGGGTCATCTATTCGACGCATCATCCGGCGTGGGATGCGAAGAACCGCCACGGTTTGCCGGACGAGTTTCCGCTCGACTACGCGCACATCGCTCACATCTTTGCAGCTTCGCTGGCACAACCGGCTCCTGCAGCAGCTGCAGAGTCGGCACAACCCGCCTTGGAATCGGCTTCCGCGCCGGCACAAGCCGATGCGGCGCCACCGTCCGCACCGCCGAATATCTCCACCACTTCGGCACCGGAAACGTCCAGGACCGTCTATATTGATCCGAACATTCCGGCGTCGCTACGTGATCTCATGAGCCGGCACCAGGTGACGGAATGGGAGATCCAGCAAGTCGTCGCGAAACGCGGATACTACCCGGCCGACACGCCGATCACCAACTATGATCCGGGATTCATCGAAGGGGTGCTCGTTGCAGCATGGCCCAGAGTCTTCGCGATGATCGAAGAATTGCGCAAGGATGTACCTTTCAATTAACCCATACAGGAGTGATTACGCATGTCGCAAATCGAGCGTGAACTGAACTGGGACGACACCATTGAAAAGGACGGCGGCGGGGAGTTTGTGCTCCTCACCCCCGGCGACTACAACTTTACGGTGACGAAGTTCGAGCGCGCCAGATTCAATGGCAGCGCAAATCTGCCGCCGTGCAACCAGGCAAAGCTCGAGATCACGATTCATTCGCCGGAACATGGCGACGTCATCGTGTTCCACAATCTGTTCCTGCACACCAAGACCGAAGGGCTTCTGTCGGCATTCTTCACGGCGATCGGCCAGAAAAAGAAGGGCGAGCCGCTGCGCATGAACTGGAACGCGGTGGTCGGTGCCAAGGGACGCTGCCAAATCGAGCACTACAAGTACACAAAGGACGGTCGCGAACTGATAAACAACCAGATCAAGAGGTTTTACCCTTATGAAGAATATTTGAAGCACGCACAACCGCAGCAACAATATCAGCCTCCGTTCCCGACCGGCCAGCAAAGCGGTTGGCAGCAAGGACAGTTTTAGGTGATGGCCATGGAGTTGAGGCCATACCAGCTGGAGGCAAAAGAAGCCATCCAGCGAGAGTGGGAAAAGGGAACGAAACGAACGCTACTGGTGCTTCCGACCGGATGCGGGAAAACTATCGTCTTTTCGAAGGTGATCGAAGATCGCGTGCGGCTGGGCGAGCGCGGCCTCGTCCTCGCCCACCGCGGCGAGCTTCTCGACCAGGCAGCCGACAAGCTGGAGAAGGCAACCGGACTTAAATGCGCCATCGAAAAGGCCGAACAGTCTGCGCTCGGAAGCTGGTACCGCGTCGTTGTCGGCAGCGTCCAGACGATGATGCGAACAAAACGTCTCGAGCAATTTTCGCCCGATTACTTCGATTTCATCATCGTCGACGAGGCTCATCATTGCCTCGCAGACAGTTACCAGCGCATCCTGCAGTATTTTGAGTCGGCCAACGTTCTCGGCGTTACGGCGACGCCGGATCGCGGCGACATGCGCAATCTCGGCGCCTATTTCGAATCGCTGGCCTACGAGTACACACTGCCGCGGGCGATCAAGGAAGGATACCTCTGCCCGATCAAGGCGCTGACCATCCCGCTGAAGCTTGACTTGTCCGCGGTTCGGCAGCAAAATGGCGACTTTGCTGCCGGCGATCTCGGTACCGCTCTGGATCCCTATCTTGAGCAGATCGCTGCTGAGATGTGGAATGTGGCCAGATATCGAAAAATTGTCGTGTTCCTGCCGCTGGTCAAAACGAGCCAGAAATTCGCCCGGATCCTGAATCAAGTCGGGTTTCGTGCCGCGGAAGTAAACGGCGAATCGCAAGACCGGGCTGATATTCTTGCCGACTTCGAAGTCGGTAAATACAACGTCCTCTGCAATTCGATGCTGCTGACGGAAGGATGGGACTGCCCGAGCGTCGATTGCATCGTGGTCCTTCGGCCGACGAAGATCCGCAGCTTGTACAGCCAAATGGTCGGCC